TATCGCCCAAAAGATGAAGGCCAATCTCGCAGCAGACAAATCTGTTGTCGAAGGGCTAGACGCTCAGCTGAAGGCTGAGACTGACAAGCTGAATGCACTGTACGACAAGGTTAATGCTATCGGTGGTATGAAGGGCGACAAGAAGGACAATCAAGTCTCTCACGCTCAAAACCAACTAGATATGGCACAAGCCGGCTTCACTGGCCTGTCTGGTGATGCAACTGCTGCTGACATTCAGAAGGTTATCGACAAGGATCGCGAGCTTCTAGACATCGCTAAGCGTGCCTCTGTGGCTCAGAAGATGCTTGACCAAGCCACTGTGACAAGTGAATGGGACAAGCTGTTTGATCCTAAGCGCGCTCAGAAGTTTGGCGACACATTGACGCAAGCCTTTGGCTCAGCTGGCAAGGGTCTGAAGACGCTAATTACTGGCCTGCAAACCTACGCTGTTGAACAAGAACGTCTTGCTAAGGCTCAGAAGCTGATTGATGAAACCACTGACCCGACCGCTAAGGCTGCGCGTCAAATGGAGCTTGCACAAGCCACTGCAGCTGCGCAAATCAAGATGTACGGGGACATGACCGAAGCTGCACAGCAGTTCTTCAAGAAGGGGACTGTGGGCTATCAAGCTCTCGGTGCTGCCGAGAAGGTCTTCCGTGTTGCTGAAATCGCTCAAGCTGTTTCGAATTTCGTCACTAAGAGCGGACTGCTGGCTGCGTTCACAGGTCTGTTCGTTACGTCGCAAGCTACTCAGGTGACAGCTGCTGCTGCTGGCTCCGTTGGTGTGGTTGCTGCGGAAGTTCCTAAGCAAGCTGCATACGGTGTGTCGGCTCTTGCTGCATCGCTGACTATCCCACCTCCTGCCTCTTTTGTTGCATTCGCTGCTACCGCAGCGGCCCTGTTGGCGATTGGTGTGGCTATCTCTGGCTCCGGTGGTGGTGGTAGTTCTCACCTCGCTGCTGATCGTCAAGCTACGCAAGGCACTGGAACCGTTCTCGGTGACAGCACCAAGCAAAGCGAATCGATTGGTAACGCAATCAAGAACCTGTCAGACAACAGCGACATCTCGCTGCAGTACTCGTCGGGTATGCTGATGTCGTTGAAGAATATTGAGAGCGCCCTGACAGGTGTGACCAACTCTATTCTTCTACAAGGTTCCTCTGCCACAGGTAGCGGGTTCTTGTCTTCGAAGAGTCTTGGAACTCCGCTGGGCTCAACAGAAGATAACATCTTCCAAGCCGGCCTAGGTGCTCTGACAAACAAGGTGTTGACTTCTGTCTCACCTGTGCTTGCTGGCCTCGTTTCAAAACTGACAGGTTCGTCTAAGTCTACGAGTCTTGTTGATTCTGGTATCACGTCGGGCTCTCAGTCAGTTGCTAGCATTCTTGGTGGTGGCTTCAAGGGTAACTCCTATCAAGACATCAGCACGACTAGCAAGACACTGTGGGGTCTAATCTCTTCGACTAAGACAAGTCGGAACACGTCGGCGCTAGATGGTTCGACAACTGACGCTTTCACAGCAGTTATCAAGCAAATGGTTTCGACTGTGACGCAAGCTGCAGCTGGATTGGGAATGTCTTCCGCCGATATCGCTGCCAAGCTGAATGCTGTGCAAGTGAGCTTGGGTAACATCAGTCTGAAGGGGCTGACTGCTGACCAGATTCAAAAGCAGCTGGAAGCTGTGTTCTCTGCCTTCGGTGATAAGCTGGTTGCTGCTGGACTTGGCAATTCGGTGACGAAGTTCCAACAAGCTGGTGAAGGACTGCTACAAACTGCTGTGCGTGTTGCCACTGGCGTTGAACAAGCTAGCTTCGAACTAGGTAAACTAGGCTTGACGGCTATCAAGTTCGGCGATATAATCAACACTTCTGGAGACGTTGCAACTGAGATTGTTCGTCAGACGATTATGCTGAAGGAAGGTGCTGATGGCATCTCCGCTATTCTCTCTACAATGAGTGGAACAGCAGCAGAACTCGCACAGACTTATCAAGCTCTGTTGGTTGTCCGTCTAAGCTTGAAGCAGCTGGGTATCGCCAACGACGTTAGCGCCGATCTAATCAACGCTGCTGGTGGCTTGGACAAGCTGCAAAGCGCGCTTCAGGACTATACTAAAGAGTTCTTCACTACGGCTCAACAGCAAGTCATGGCTACGCAGGCGCTGCAACAGCAGTTCTCTGCTCTTGGTCTTGCGATGCCAACCAGCAAAGCTGCGTTTGTTGACCTTGTCAACCAACTTAGCGCGAGCGGGTTGAGTGGACAGGAGCTTGCTTTGAAGGTGATTGGTTTGGCTGACGCCTTCAACAATTTGTCCTCGGTTACTGATGACAACATCTCGACCCTGACAGGTAATCTGACCGATGCGTATAACGCCCAGGCTCAGACGCTTACCGACCTGAAGACGAAGATGCTGGACTTCTCTTCTTCACTTGCCAAGTTCAAGACTACGCTTCTAACGGGTGATCTTTCTACAGGCAACGCAGTTGACAAGTACAACGTCTTGAAGGCTCAGTACGAAAGCGTTCAAGCCAAGGCGATGACGGGCGATCAAGACGCTATCAGTCAGTTCCAAGAGGTTGCTCAGTCGTTCTTGCAAGCTTCGCGTGACGTTAACGCTTCTGGCGATAGCTACACGTCGGACTTCCAAGCTGTCTTGGCTGCTACTCAGGCTTTGCAAGACTACACGTCTTCGCAAGCAAGTGTGGCGGATCAATCCCTGACAGCTTTGCAAGAGCAAGTGAGTCATCTAATCACTATCAACCAATCTGTTGAAACTGTTGCGCAGGCTATTGCAGCCCTGACAGCAGCGATGGCAGTAGGAGTGGGTGGCGGATTTAGCTGGAATGGAAACCCTGTGGCAACAACCACAACGGGGCCTAACGCAACGATCCTGCCGGTTTCGAACAACGGCACTCAAAGCGTTGCTAGCATTTCTGCAAATGGTACTGCGGCCCTAACTGCACAGATTAGCTCCCTGCAAGCTGAGGTTGCTGGTCTACGTGCTGATGCTGCTGTGCACACAGGTGTTCTAGCTACAGCTGTTGTGGCGTCGTCTGAGACTAACGCACAGACAGTTGTCGAAGGTAATCAGGTTGCTGTCAAGAAGGCAGCTTACGCATCTAACGCAAGGATTATGCAAGCATGACAATTTCGAACGCGCAATTTACGGCATGGTTAAAAGACCCTGGCGTATCTCGCGTGGTTCTGGTTGAAGTAACTGTTGGACTAAACGGTGGCGGGACACAAACCCGCTACCTCTCTGATAAGGGCTATACAAGCAGCCCTTCTGATACTCCTGCAAACACGTACTACCAACCTCGGATCACGGGAAGTCTTCAAATCACTCGCTCAATCGATGCGACAAATAATGGAGCCCTTTCCCAGACATTCGGGGACTTGGCTTTGAACAACATCGATGGCGCGCTTGACTCTTGGTTTAACGACTATTGGGTCAACCGTGCCATCACTTATTTTGTAGGCGATCCATCGTGGGCTCGCTCTGATTTCCGTCAAGTCTTTGCAGGCGTCTGCGGAGGCATTGATACCTCTGATCGTACATCCTTCAACGTTCTGATTAGCGATAAGCTACAGAGGTTGAACACCACGATTAGTGAAACTACCTTGGGCGGTTCTACTTCCCTGGCAGATAACCTTCTCCCTCTTCTATTCGGAGAGTGTTTTAATATCTCTCCTCTTCTAACTAACGCTAGTACTAACGAATATATGGTTCATAATGGGCCTATCGAACGTATTATCGAAGTTAGAGATAATGGTGTACCAGTATCATTTACTCCTAGTTTGAGCACAGGTAAGTTCACTCTAACTAATCAACCATACGGTACGATTACTTGTAGTGTCCAAGGAGCCAAGCCGAGCGGTGTATATTCGAATACAGCAGCTGCACTGGTTAAACTCTTGATTACTAGTTATGGCTCTGTTGTTGGAAATAGATTCACAACAGGAGAGCTAGACACTGCAACATTCACAGCTTTCGATACAGCGCACCCTCAACCTGTGGGGGTCTACCTGTCGGATCGTCAGAACGTTCTGGACATTTGCAACCAGCTTCTACAGAGCCTTGGAGCACAGCTGTTTGTTGATAGCAGTGGGTTGGTATCGATTGTTCAATTGAACCTGCCACAGAGCCTTCCAGGCACCTCTGTGGGCATTGCTGATATGCAAGACAGAACGCTGACTATCAAAACGCTGTGCCCTGTCGTTGCTTCTGTCAAGCTGGGCTATGACAAGAACTGGACTGTGCAGAGCCAGCTTGCTGGTGGCCTGGATCAAGGGTCAGCAGCGTTGTTCATGCAAGAGTATCTGATGGTGACACAGAAAGATACTACTGCAGCTGCTAACTACAACCTGTATACCGATCCTCAACAGATTGATACTCTTCTTGTAGTAGGCTCTGATGCGACGATTGAATGTACTCGCAGGTTGAATATATTCAATGTTCAGCGTAAGGTAATAACCTATCAAGGTTTCTATCACCTGATCTTTGAACAACTTGGTAGTCCACAAACTTTGACACACCCTAGGTTTGGATTGTCTGGGGGTGTTACTGGACAGATTGTTTCTATCGCAGTTGACTATCTCAGTCCGACTGTTACTTTTGAGGTTCTAGTATAAATGGCAACAACAGTTAACGACCGCGATCTACAGCTTGCTGCGACAAGCCCCCGCGTTGCGGGAGTTGTACTGCCGTCCAATGTGACTGTCCCTGGTCTTGCCGGGGCTATCACTTCTTCCAAGTTTGTAGAACTGGCTGCTACAAGTCAGATTTTTCAAATTCCAAAGACCGGGAGTATTAGCCCGGCAAATATCACTGTCACTGCTACGATTCACAATCTGGTCAACACGCCTACGTTGACGATTGCTCCGGGCGGTGGTACAATGTCGGTTACGCCTGCGCTGACCGGAGGAACTTTCACGTTCACTCCTGCGCAAATGACCTCCGACACAGTTACTCTTCTACTGAGTTTGACTGAGGCGAGTATCACTTACACGGACACTATGACGTTCGTAAAGTGTCGCGAGGGTATTGATTCGATCAACGTGTTTCTCACGAATGAGAACGTTACGATTGCTGCAGACACTGCTGGCAACGTCATCTCGTATGCAGGCGCATCCGGTAACATCAAGGTCTTCCAAGGCATCAACGATGTCACGTCTGTGTGCACATTTGGTGTTTCCTCAAACCCAGGTGGCCTGACGCACAACCTGAACACGACGACTGGCTCCTTCAACATCAGCGCAGGTTTTGCAGCGGGAACCAATCAGACAACTCTAACGTTCACTGCCACGTTCGGCACAACGGTTGTCTCCAAGATTTTCACGCTCTCCAAAGTGAACGCTGCTGCTACAGGTGCGACTGGAGCGCCCGGTGTACGGGGCTCTGTGCAACTATCTGTTGGCCTAGGAGGCTCTACAGCCGTCTGGAGTGATACCACAGCTGCCGCTGCTGTGGTAACAGCTACGGGCACCTCTCCTATTCGCCTAGATCAAGTCACGGAAACCAACAACTCTGTTGGGTTTGTTGAGACGCGAGTATTTGACGGAACAAACTGGATCGTAGCTTCCGTATCTATCAACGGTAACCTGATTGTCAATGGTACAGTGGTCGCTGCCAGTCTTGCCGTGAACGCAGTTACTTCGACCAGCCTAGCATCTATCACGATGACGGTGGGTAAGTTCATCCAAAGTACGTCGTTCGTAAGCGGCTCCTCTGGTTGGAGAATCGATGCTAATGGCTCTGCTGAGTTTGCAGCTGCTTCCATTCGTGGACAGCTTGCAGCGGCTCAGATTAACGGCAACGGGCTGACGATCAACGACAACTCTGGCAACCCTATTCTCGGTGTCGGAACGAATCTTGACAACAGTCGAATCACTGCAGCTGCTGGCTGGTTGAATAGCAACGTTACTGTTGTATCTGGAGTTCTAACAGGTATCGGTACACCGAGTATTCAAGTTGACAATTCGTACAGCCTATCAAAGGCAGCGAATAGCATTTTGTCTGCGACAGTGAGTATTAGTGCCACAGCGGGTGCAGGTTTTGTAGCCGGTACGCTGACATGGAACAGTTCCGGAGTTCGCACTGCTGGTTATGGTGTAGCTATGACCCCAGGCGGTATCGTAGCATACAACACCTCTGGTGTTAATACATTCAGTATCGATGCTTCAACAGGTAATGCATTCTTTGCAGGAACTCTTGCAGCTGGTGTAGCATCGGTTGGTACTATTTCTTCTTCTGTTGCAAATGCCTCAGTTACTCAGACAGGTGCAGCGACAAGTATTGCTTCTGGCGCTGTAACGTGTGTCACGTACACCACAGCTAACAAAGACATGCTGTTGGCATTCAACGTGAATGTTCAATGTACCACGAACACTAATACGCCTCTAGAGATTCAGTTCTCAGCTGTTGTTGACGGTGTGGCATATCAACCTGCTGGTATTGTCCCACGTTATGAGTTGACCCAATCGAATGCCAAGATGTCTTTGTTTACTGGCATCACGCTTTACAATTGGGGCTCTACAAACAACTTCGCACCTACCTTCATTATTCCAGCGGGAACCTTCAGCGCAGGCTCTCACACAATTGGCTACGCTATTAGTATCTCGTTCTTGAATGCTTCTGGCGCTGCAAATACAATCACAGGCTCATCTTTGTTTACTCAAGGTATGGTGACGCTACGGGAGTTTACCTGATATGGATTACATTGTCTACGATGAAACCGGAGAGATTGTCAGCTGGGGGAGTTGCGATACTCCTCCTGCTCCCGGAGATGGCTTAACGCTAGTGGAAGCAACTGCAAGCGGGTTTACCCACTACATCAGCAACAATGCGCTGACGGCCTATACTCCGGAACAGGCAGCAATTAAAGCTGCTACTCCGGAGTATCCCTGCCACTGGAGCAACGCAACGTTCTCTTGGATTGACGACAGAGACTTGAACGTAGCTAGACAAGCTCAATGGGACACAATCAAAGCTGACAGGGATGCAGAAATCTACGGAGGACTTGTTTGGGACGGCTCAACGTTCGATACTGATATGGTTGCTCAGAGTAGGATTTCTGGTGCTTGCACACTGGCTCTGATGGCTGTGGTTGCAGGACAAGCGGGTGCCTTCAGTAAGACGTGGAAGCTCGCAGACAATACCACACGTGTGTTGTCAGCAACTCAAATGATGGCTGTAGGCGTAGCGCTTGGACAAATGGTGCAAGCTGCTATTGACAAGGGACAGGTGCTGTTGCTTCAAGTAGGTGCAGCATCTAGTTCAGAACAAATTAGGAGTATCCAATGGTCTTAATCAAACTAGGACACTATCTGCTGAGAGTGTTGAAAGCGTTAGACCGTCTTGGGAATGCTCTCATCGGTGGTAACGATAAAGAAACACTGTCGTCAGTAGCCTACCGCAAGTATCGAGATAACAAGCCCTATGGTTTCACCATGGGTATTATCAACGAACTGTTTTTCTTCCAACCCAACCATTGTGAAATTTCATATTCTCACGACAGGTTGGCTGACTTGCCGAGTTGAGCCATGGCTAATATTCGTCTCATCTATAACGACGCAGTGACTCGTGCAGCAACCATCGTAGCTTCTACGACAGCTGGCTCTTTGGCAGCTTCCAACGTTGCAACTAATCTAAAAAGTCAGGTGTGGCGAAGCACAACGAATAGCTCAACCCTGACGTTTACATGGACTGTTGCCGAGTCTGTGTCAGGGATTGCTATTCCATTCTGCGGTATGTCTGGAACAAGTACTATCCGAGTACAGGGATACACAAACGTTGGTGATCCTACGGCAGTAGTGGATAGCGGGACAATGACAGGTGGCACGTATATTATGCCTCAGTCCGTTGGATTGCCAACAGGAGTCAACTCTTTCGGACAAGGCGGTGCACGTCAGTGGGTTGTGTATATTCCAACTACAGCTGTAAAACAGCTTGTTATCACTTTCAACGATTCCTCTGCTTCCTATATCGAAGTGGGTAAGGTTGTTATTGGCCCTTATTGGGAGTCTTCTGTTAACGTCCCCTACGGTGCTGTCACCATGGGTATGGGCGACGACAGCAAGCATACTCGCTCTGACGCTGGCGATGTCTTCACGGACGTAGGCCCACGGTACAAGACATTGGATTTGAATTTCCAATATCTGCCGACAACAGATAGAGACAATCTTTGGCGTATCCTCCGTGGTAATGGGATGGCTACTCCGGTCTTCATTGATGTTGTTCCCGGAACCACAGACGCTGGTGACGAGTTCATTTATTCCATCTACGGCAAGCTTGCCAAATCTTCATCCATCGTTATGACGATGTTCAACCAATATGCGTCTACACTTTCATGGACGGAAATCTAAATGGCAGGCAATATGAATGATCCTCAAACTACACAGAGCTTGAGCCAACAGCTTATGCACTCCGACCTGTTTACTTACATCGGCGTGGTTGCCTTCTCTTGCTGGGGCGGGGTTACTCGCTTCCTCCAAAGTAAGGACAAGTTTTCTTGGCACAACCTAGTTGCTCAGCTTACGTCCTCTAGCTTTGCTGGGATGATGGCCTACATGGCTTGCCAGTACACACACGTCAGCGGGCCCCTTGCTGGTGGTCTGACGGGGGTTGCTTCCTACATGGGCACCCCGGCCCTTATCGCTCTGGCTATGCGGTTGAAGATTGTCAAGGACGCTCTGACACCAGCTGAAAAAGAAACCACAGAAGGAAGAACAGAATGAATATCACTCTAGAACAACTGGCCTATATCTACCCACAATCGAGCGCTAAGAACAGGGCCACGTTCCTACCGTTCCTGAACGCCACGATGAAGGAGTTTGGGATCGATTCTAAGGCCCGTACAGCGGCTTTCCTCGCTCAGGTGGGGCATGAGTCAGGGCAACTGATTTACGTCAAGGAACTGGCCTCTGGAGCCGCCTACGAGGGAAGGCACGATCTAGGCAATACGGAGGAAGGTGATGGCGTCCGTTTCAAGGGGCGTGGACTGATTCAGATTACTGGTCGAGCCAATTACGTAGCCGTTGGCAAGGCTCTGAATATCGATGTCATGATTACTCCCGCTCTGCTGGAGTATCCAGAGAATGCTACTCGCAGCGCCGGCTGGTTCTGGTCTACACACCATTTGAATGACTACGTAGACAAGGGTGATTTCGTTACCTTGACCAAGCGTATTAATGGTGGAACCACAGGACTGACAGACAGAATGATGCTGTGGGAACGAGCAAAAACCATTCTCCCAGAGCCAACTTCGGAAAGCGCAGACGAACAAAAGCCCGCTCAAGCATAAGCTCAAGCGGGCCTCTTTGATTACTAGACTATACACTGTGGTAAGTGTTGCATAGCAATCTATGCATTAGCGACTCATCCTTAACGGGTGGGTCGCTTTTTTATTGGTCAGCCGTGAAACGACTCGATGGTCTTGCCACTGTCGTTCATAAGGTACGCGCGACGACCTAGCAATTCGAACGTCTCGGTATCCAAGCCTCGGTTCGGAGAGTGGTATTGAACCTTCAGCTGCATACTACCAGCTTCACCATAGGTTTGCGAGTAGTCCACTTCGTTGATGTTATCAAACATCTTGAAGCACGACTGGTCTTCACCACTTACAATCTTGAGAATCATATCTATCTTCCTTCTGTCTACTGTGCTGGGAAACGCCCAGCGCGTTTACTTAACGAAAAGCAATGCTGTGTTGGCTGACGCCCATCCGAAATACGCCACAGCCATAGGAACATTTCCTTTGAGAAGAAAGGCTCCGCTGACGTATACATAGATGGCCGACACAAGCCATGCAAGCCAAATGTTCAAGTGAAGGCCCTCGTCATAACTTCAGCGAGGTCTTCCAGCACGGCTTTAAGCCAAGCTTTGAAATCAGAGAGCGTCTTCATTTTACTTTCCTTGTTTGTGAGCCCGTCCAGGCCCCTTCTTGGTGTACGTGTAGGTACGTTCCTTGAAGTGGGCGAAGATGAGGTGAGGCTTGATACCCATTGCCATAAGGATGCTCTGGGCTTCGTTGAGCCGGTAGTCTTCCTTGATAGCCAACGGAGACTCAGGCTTGACAGTCTCCACTGTATCAGTCATCCGTTGCTTCGTCAAGGGAGGCGAATGCATCGCCGAGCAGCTTAGCCTTCTCAGTCTCAGCCTTGTAGCTGGTCTTGAAGTACTTGCTGACGAAGCCCTTGGTCAGGCCAGTGACTTCAGCGATGGTGTCAACCTCGTCCTTGAAGTTGCCCTTTTGCTCAGCCTCTTCCTTCAGGAATTCGAAGGCACGTTCCTTAGATGCCTTGAACAGGTCAGCATCAATCTCGACACGTTCGCCATCCGGGCCAGTGATAGTTTGTTGGGTCATTGTTGTTCTTTCTTAAAGTAGGTGGTGCCCGCAGGGCCAGAGTACACGTTGTGACCTAGCAGGGAGCTAGGAGGGGCCTTCCCGTAGATGAGGCTGAAGCCGAGGTCATAGAACACTGCTGCTTCCAACGTATCATCTACGTCATGAAGACCGTCTGCAATCCCCATGTGAGCAGCTTGTTCTTCAGGAGTCCACGTCACGCCTTGCGTGCCTTCTTCTTGGCAGCAACCAGCTTCAGCCGATCACGTGAGCGAGTAGCCTCGTGCTTGTTGTGAGCAGCCATGTTCTTGGCATTGGCTTCGATAAACTTGTTGTACATGATTTCCTTTCAGGAAGTTCTCAGAAATGAGAAGACTTAGAAGTAGCCTGCAACCACCCCGACGACGCCAGTGAAGACCCCAACGATTCGCACGATGACTTCGCCAACATGCCCGTCAACGTGTTCGATGCGACACAGCTTGAGGATGTTCTCGATGTAGCCATAGATTGCTCCAAGCACAGCAGTTGTCAGGAGAACAACACCCAGAAAGACCAGCAGTAGCCGAACCAACTTGCTTAGAAATACGATTGAACATGATGTTCCTTTCTTTGTGAGAGACAGGCACGTTGCGTGCCATGTCTCGATTATGAACTAACCAGAGAGCTTGTCAAGCCCTTATTTAATCGGGCACATTCCACCAACACATTCATCCCCGCCTTCAAACTCTGCACTCGACAGAGAAGTAATCAGACGAGTAGACGCGAACAGCGCATCATACACTTCCTTCGTCACTTCTTCATAGGGCGCTTGCTTGAAGCCGTGGTCGCTATGCAACAGGAAAGACAGGCTCTTGTGGCTGTTCTTGTAGTTGTGAGCGAGGTACTTACGAATCTCAGGCAGTTCTTCAGGACGGTAGTAAACCGTACAGCTGACGCTGTTGTCGCTCCACGTCTTCTGCATCTCCTTGACAGCCTTCAGTTGATCGATAGCTGTCATGTCCTTCGCCAGCACAGTACCTTCAGGGTAGCTGAATGGGAAGCTCACGACAACTGTACTACGATCTTCCGTGTTGTCAAAGTTCTTCTGGTACTCGACTGGATAGCCATGATCCCGACAGATTTGGACAAGCGTGTGATCGGCCATGATCCGGATACGACGAATCATATACTGAGCGTAACCTGGATGAATACCCGGAGTGACACCAGGGATAAGACTCAACGTCCCAGACGGCTTGATCGTCGTCAGCTTGACAGACGGAGCCCAGCCGTGCGCAGCGCTGTAGTCCCGGTCGAACTGTCGCAGTTGCTCGTACACCCAATTGAGCCAGCTGCGCTGTTCCTTCGTCGCCTGCAGGACACCCGTCATGCCGATGCCCATCCGCATGTTCTTGTGAACAATGCTTTCCGTTTCCTTGTGGTGACACGGCAGCATGAGCGAATGCTTGTTGATACGATAGAGCAGCTTAACGATGTCTAGGAGTTCTTCCCGCGAGGTGACATTCGAGAGATAGACTTCAGCCAAGCAGCAAGTCTCAAACGACGCCAAGCTCTGTTCCGCACAGGGGTTATAGCCCATGACATCGGGGTCGGGGTATTCCGTCTCACCAAGCCGTCCAATCTTTCGAGAGAGTTCAAGGTTGATAAGGCCGAATGGTTCGCCCTTGCCAGTGTAGCCGTCCCAGAAGTACTCGTGAAGATCACGGATGTTCTCACAGACGACGCTGTTGTTGCTCATGGCACGCCAAGAAGGAATGTTGCCCATGTCCCAGCGCTTCGACAGCAGGTACTCAACGTCATCACAATCGCCGATAGCAATCTGCGCAGAGCGACGGACATTGCCAGCCACCACGACAGCGCCGATGATGTTCATGATGTCGAGAGCATCGATAGGACGAATCTTCTTGCCCGCACGCTTCTCAAGAACTTCGCTGATCTTGGCTACGCCCCAGCACAAATCTTCAGGGCCAGAGGCTGTACCACCAAAGCCTTTAATCGGGGCTCCCTTGCCACGAATCAGCTGAGTGCTATAGGAGAACGTCGGTTCATCCTTATCGCTCAGGAAGGCTGCTTTAAGCGTCTTGGATAGCAAGGCAACCCAGCCTTCACGAGTATCCGAGATGATGTAGTCCGCAGAAGCGTTGTCCTGACGAACAGGAGGCTTGAAATTCACATTGACTTCCGGCAGCTTTTCAACGTGCTCACGCTGGATGTTATATCCAACTCCGGAGCCAAGCATGAGCATATCCATTGCCCAGGTGAACGGACGCACAGGTTCGTCAACAACGACGAAGGCACAGTTCTGCAGGGAGGCAAGTCCAAGCGTGTCCACAGTCTTGGTGCCCAGCTGCCAGAGAAATCGTCCAGCAACGGTGCCCTTTAGTTCAAGCAGGTAGCGTTCAAGCCGGTCTTGTTCGTCACTGGTAAAGCCAACACCAAGCTGGTCGTTGGTTGCACGGACAACACGGTTGACAGTGTCAGGGAATTCTTCAGTGGGGCTGTTAATGTCTTGCTCATTGAGGCGACGAGCATAAGTACGTTTGTAAGTCAAATAGCCCACTGTGGAGAACGGAGTGTTAATTGCTTCGGTCAAGAGTATCCTTTTCATTGTTATCAAATCGATGCGTCTGGAGCGCCCCTAGCTCCCAAACATCTTCAATGCTTGCTGATGGAATTTCCATGCAGCACATTCGCACAGCTTCATTGGCTGTGTCAGCGTCTACTCGTAGCGTGTTCCATGCCCGCGAGAGCAACGGTAGACGATAGGCTACGATGTAGGTGTTCATCGCGTCTTGTAGCTTTCACGAACAAGCCTGTGGTAGTCCACTGGCTCTTGCTCAAACGGATGAAATTCAGCTTTGACATTCACGAAATCGTTGTGTTCAATGCTGATTTCAATCTTCGTCACTTGCTCAGGATCAAGACCACACAACCGAATGATCTTCGCAGAGACTTCGCCGCTAGAGAGTGCTGGCTTCTTTGTCATTGATACTCCTTAGCCGTCTTCAGCGAGCCGTACTCGTTGTATGGATTGCCACGGATCGAATCACGAAGTTCTTCAAGCTGCTTAATCTGTGCTGCGACATCTTCGAAGTCAGGCTCAGAGTAGTCTTGCTCTTGTTGATTCTCTCCCGACACTTGCCGATTGGTTGTCAGTTCTGCATGAGAGCTAGTGCCAGCCAGCTTTGCCAGTTCCCGAGTCAGGGACATGTCAGTCTGCGAAGCTGCAATCATTCGTTCGATAGGCGTGCACATAGGGCCGTTGAGATACTCACGATCTTGCGTGATAGTTCCAACAGCACGGAAGCCTACAGCCACCTTGTTCTGAAGATCACGATGCTTAGCTGGCTCATAGAACACAGCGGCTTCAACATTGAACCCAAGCTGACCGAGGTAGCTATTGATAAGTGCATCGTTAGCAATGCTCAACATGTCAAGCTCACGGAGATGAGACAGTTCCGGGATTCGTTGAAGATCACGGAAGGAAAAAACACGAGAGATGGTACTACTCCTTAGATTTACCATGGCGCTCAGAATATTGCGCCCCATCGGTATTTAGTTTATTAATCATGTCTTCTCTCCAAGCACATGCCATTTTAAAAGCCACTTCTTCACCATATTTTGGAACAGAAAAAGTCTTTGTCAATTTCTGTCTGTTCAGATCAAATACTTTAGCCGTCCAGACTTTGTAACCCGGAACAGCTTCATAGCTTGTTACTCCGCACATACCAGACGTGTTTGTGGAGAACAACTTTTGATTACGCTGATTTACGGCACGGGTAGTCCGCCTGAGATTGCTCTTCTTTGTGTTCGAATAGTTGCCATCTTTGTGGTCTACGATTAGACCTGTCGGCATGTCTCCATTAAACAAGAAGTCCACAATCGAATGAGCCATATACTGCTTGCCGTCATAGCCTACTTGAAAGTACCCGACAGGTGTTTGCCAACCTGCAACGTCCTCTGGCTTAACCAGAAGAACATTCCCTTGGTTCCCACTTCTTCGTTCCACAGTCCATCTCAGACAACTTGGACTTGATTCGTCATATCGTAAAAGTGAATGCCAGTCCACAGCCCCGGTCTTGGTTATGGTTGGGCTCCTTCGTTGTTATTGTTGTCGGGGTCAAGTTCGTCCATGATGACTTGTTCACAGACTCGGTTGTCACACAGGGGTGTCAGGTTGAAAAGGTAGCGGGTAGCCCAGCATGCGCACACCTCACACAACTCGCCCGTGTCTTTGTTATTCAATTCTTCTCCTTGGAAAATTCTGGCATTGGTAGCTCTTGCTGTTGCAGCCACTTCAACAGCAGGGGACAGTTCTTGTAATCGATTTGCTCTCCGTAGGAGTGCTCTTCTAGACGTGTCTCCGTGTACATCCTAAAGCCACTAGGGCTGAAGTCTGCTGAGACACCCTCAGGATAGATGTCTAGAAGGTCGCCAAAGGGCACGATAGGCACGATGGCTACACACCCATTGGAGTAGCAAAACAAATGCAGTGGAAGCCGCCCTAGTTGAATCTGGATGAAGTGTAGGTTCATCGGCTTAGCTCGATTCCTTCAACCAACAGACAATAACGAAGCCAGTCTTGCTTGTCTCCGTAGTTGAACTGGTGCAGCTTTCGCTTCGGAGGCAGATTTAACTCACGATCCCGCACATTGAAAGGGTTAGTCTCTTCAATCACCAACCTCGCTCCGTCTTTAAAGTGATCCTGAAACTCTTCGAAGCTGTTAAACAGATTAGCCATACTGCCGCTCCAGCCAATCAAGACTAATGAACAACGGATCGTAGCTACCGTTCTTGACGTTGTGCTTCAGGATGATCCCACGCCAGTGACGATTACCTTGAACACCCTTGTAGTCCTCATCATGGGTGTACGCAGCGCCAGCGATGATGCCCCACTGTTGTTGACCATCAGAAGGAAGGAATCGCGTCGTCACGTCGAGAGTCTGCTTGTGACCTTGTGTGAAGCTTCGACCAATCGTCTTGAGCATGTTCATTGCGGAGCCACCAAGAGGCTTGCCCGTCATGTTGTTCGGGAAGTAGTGGCAGTATGCAATGCCGTCAATGATGACAGGCGTCAAGAACGGAATCACTTCCCAGCCAAACTCCCTGTACTTCAGACTGTCCGTGCTTAGAAAGCCGTGCAGTTCAGGATTGGCATCCACGTGGCGGTTGATACGATCTTCATGGTTGCCCAACGTCAGCACCATTCGAGGCATGTAGACAGCTTCGCCCTTTTCAGCTTGCTCCGCTTGAAGCTTACGCAGAGGGCCCAGAAGAGTCTCCATACCCTTGTGAGCTACGTTGATGTCCTCCTGTACTCGCTTGCCCTCAGCTGTGCGCTTGCCCTTGTCATAGGTCGAAAGCGACTCCATATCTGCAAAATCACCAGCATGGATAATGACGCTAGGCCGCTTACGAACAATGTACTCCCCAATCCATCGGAGATATTCAAGACTCACACCCTTTCGGACTTGGCTGTCGGGGATGTACAAGTGAGTCGTATGCTCTTCGTACAGCTTAGGCTTCGTCTCTTGCAGCTTCAGGAAGTCACTCACTGTGCTCTTAGGCTTATCCAGACGGGTAGCAATGCTGCGACGAGACAGGCCATTACGATCCATTTGAATAGCTTGCTGTTGCCACGGCAAGAGTTGTTCATTCATCGGTACTCCTCAACAAGGATGCGACGGCTTTCGTGAATGTAGCCTTCAAACTCCTGGGTCGGACGGTCTAGGAAAAGATATGGATCATCCGCGTTAACCCACTCCCCACCAACATTTTTGACTTGAAAAGTCAGCTTCACTTTGTGGCCAAAACCACTGTCAGCGTTTTCAATTCGTACAAGCTTTGTCATTGTTCTCCTTGTTGAAAATCTTTGTTAGTGCTTCTCGACGTTGCTTCGCATTGGCAGCGACATATTGGTGAGCAGCTAGGAAGCTGTTGATCTTTCCAACAGGCCACTTCGTTGCCTCAATCACCCTCTTCTCAACCACAGCTTCTTCAAAGCTCTTGCCTGTCCGCTCTGCGTAGCTTTTGATCTTGTGACAAGGCTTGCAAGCCAACACCCAATTACTGTTGCAGTCCAACAGGTTGTGTAGAAATTCTTGAGCAGTATCCCAAGAATTACACGTCCCAGCTTGTTTCTTGTGATCTACCTCAAGACTGCTACCAGTGAAGCTCTCGCTGCAATAATGGCACTTGCCAAAACTCTTTCCACGTCCGGCGTAGCCAGCAGGAGGGGTCGATGAAAGCTGCTCTTTCTTCCACTGTAATTTTGCGGGATAGCGTGACCAGATCATTCGAATCCCGCCCCGCAGATAAGCGAAGAAAGCAGCCTGACTCTTCCAGATTGATGGATAAAGTTCCCATGGTTCCTTCATTGCTTGATCCCCAGCTTGTCCAACAGGTTCGCTGTATCAAACACGTCATCTTCCCAGCGCTTCATGTGAGCACAAGCCGCGTACATGTCCATGACTTCGACAATGGTCTTGGTATGCTCTGTTCCGTCCCAAGCCGTGTACGTGATCTTGCCGTCTGGAATCCACTTCTTGTATTGATCGTAGACAGCTTGTACACATTCTTTATCAGTCTTGCAGTCTGTCAAGAGACTTAGCAGACTAACAGCACCAAACTTCTTGCCTGCAATCTGACAAGGCTTGTACTTGTCTACAGGGTCACCAAACACCCACTGCGCGTAGAAGAACTTTCGCCCCTTGCCGTCGAAGTCATTCTTGATCTTCTCGTGCGGATGAATCTCACCAAGGCCCTTGATAAGGATTGGCTTGTCCATCTTCGTCCAGTTGAAAATCCAACCTTCTGTGCCGTAGGCGTCTCCATCAATCGTGCAGCCGATGTACTTATTGCCTTCCTTCACGCCCTCGTACTGGCGTTGAGCAAGCATGTCGTCCACCTCTCGACCATTGACGATGATGCCTCCGCTATCTTGAAGGTACTGCCGACACTCCACCAGTTGCAACGGACGAATCAAGTCAGGACGATTGCCCTTGTACTTGTTCACTGGCAACGGCAGGTCATCTCGGAAGTTGTCCTTGCCACTCAGATAAATCTCACGTGTGATAGCACCACACGTAGCCTTGAGAGACTTGACCGTTGCATTCATTGCCAGGAATGCTTTGTCAACATCCTCTGGCGTCTGCACGTCAACGATATCGAATTCGTTTTCTTCAAAAGCTCCTGCAATCTGGGCCTTGAAAGCAGTCCTATGCGGGAAGGTTGATTCCTGCCCTGTCACCTTGTGAGTGGCAACGATAGATCGAACTTCGTTGGCAGCAGAACACCTGAATGCCAAAATGTCGCCATCGATTACCGCTACTGTTTTCATTCATCTCCTCTGTGTTGTTTTAAGTATCGAGCAGCGGCCTCAAGAAGTTCAACACTGTCTTGAAAGTGTCCGAGCCCACGATTACAGTTTGTACACAGTATCGCCCGTATTTTCCCTGTCTCATGGCAGTGGTCAATATGAGTGTGCGTGCCTTTATCGACTAAGCCAGTTCGACATATGGCACAACGGTCGTCTTGTCTTGCCAAAAGCTGTCTTCGTTCGTCCAGGGACATCTTGTATTTGAACTTGAAGTACGCATTTCTTTTAGCTTCTTTGTACGCTTCGTCTCCGTTTTCGATCCTGCGCTTATGGCTCTTACGAGAGCATAAGATGGTGCACGTCTTACACGAATAGCTGTATCCTTTCCGTCTCTTATTCTTAAGGTCTTTGTTGAACTCGGCGTAGAGCTTGTTTTGTTTGCAGGTACTACAAGAGAGTTCCGTGTCCGATACGTAGCTTGTCGCTGTGTATTTGTTTACCATGTCAAAAAGCCCACAGCCCCGAAGGACTGCGGGCGGATAGTCTTACTTAGAACGGGGCCGAATCATCGTCGTCTTCAACGACGGAGGCCTTAGCCTTCTTGTCAGCAGCCTTGGTAGTTGCCTTAGCCTTCTCTGCAGGCTTCTCAGCTGCCTTGGCAGGCGTGTCGTCACCAGACGTGTCGTTGTCCGACGTGGACTCCTGAGCACGCTCAGCTTCGAACGCTTCGATGGCGCGTTGCATTGCCGTGCCAGCATAGTTCTCAGCCAGCTTGATTTGCTTGCGGATGTTGGAGCGGATGAACTGAACCTGCTCCTTCGTAGCCGTGTCGAACTGAATCGACATCGGCTTGTCCTTCAACGGGGGCACGGGCATCTTGCCAATGTCGTCACCAGCATCGTTCTCTTGGTTAGGAACCTTAGAGGCACCCTTGAAGTTGACGTTGGTGTAGACAATCACGTTGCCTTCCTTGTCCGTCTTGCCGTTCTTGTCTTCCGTCTTCTTCACTTCCACGTCAGCCATGAAAGCTTCGCCGAGCAGCAAGTCAATGTCCAGCGTCTTCAGCACGTCTTCACGTTCCGTGGCCTTCGCCAGCTTCGTCAGCGTGGAGTTGGGATGGAACGTCCAATCACGGCCTTCGATACGCTTGCCCTTGGCATCCGTTGGAGGGACAGTGGTGAGGTTGATACCTTGCAGCACACCCTTGAACGCCTTGTTCAGGAGCAGGCGATAGGGAGCAGTACCGATGTCACCACCGTAGTCCACCTTGTCTGCAGTCAGGTCGGCGAAGATCGCAACCTGTTGGCAAGACTTCTGTGCAGTCTCAACAGCACCTTCCGTGTCTTCCGTAACGATCTTGTCGCCAAGCTTGTAGATCGGATCACGGGCTTGAATGCCCAGATCGATAATCAGCGAGACACGTGCCTTACGGCTACCATCGCGGGGGGTCGGGTAGTTACGGGTTTCTCCGTCGAAGTTGCCACCGTTACCAGACTTCATTGGTTTGAAAGACATTTGTTTTCTATACCTTATAGTTAATTAGAGCGTTATAAGCTCGGGGATCGAGACTAAACTTGAATTCTTCTGCTACACGTTGAATCTCTGCCTTCTTCGCGTTGCTATACGCAACTTCAGCGTCTTCTTCAGATTCATACCTGCCGATCATTTCGTACCTGCCCTTCCGATTGACTTGTGCAACAAATTTGTTGCGCTTGATATCGAAAAAGACTCCGGTAGCTATGCCTCGTGTTGGTAGACGTTTGTGAATCAATAGCGTGTTGACTTCGTGTGGAAGCAATACGCACAGGGCTTCTGAGTAGTGCTTATTTCCAGGCTTCAACAGGTCTTTGTCAAGATGGCACTTAGGACTAAAGCCTTGTTGCTCAGACATCCATTTTGCAAAATACTGGAACACTTCAAAGTTTTCCGAACATGTGCACTCTTTGTACGTCGGCCACTTGATCTTGAACTTTTCATCGAAACACCTGTGAAGCATGTTGCTCCACGTAGCGTACTCTTTAGTTACCTTGCCACTGATACTACATTTGAATTCACCTGTCTTATAGTTCCCGTACTTCATAGCCCTTGTATGCTCTACGAAGAGAGCTTATTGAACAACTGCGTGTGCAGCCGTATTTGCTTGCTGTGCAATCACAGCATCCTTGTTCTGCGAGCCATGCGACGAACCGAAGTAGAACGACACCACTTGCTCACACTTTGCAGACAGATAGCCAATCAGCGTACCTGCTAGCACCGTGTCGATAGCCTTGCCCCAGCCGAACAACACAGCACATGTCACAGCAATGAATGCAGAGACGATGATAGTTGCCAGAGTAGGCACGATGTAGCTCTTGGTCGAAGTCTGCATCAGTCGAGCCGATGTAGCGTCAGCTACGTCAGCGTTGATCTTTGCAATCTCCGCATCCGTTGCCAGCTTGATAAGCGTCTCTTGGTGAGTGAGTTGGAACTCCTTCGCCTTCTCAAGAGCCTCAGAGCTTGACGTGAGCTTGGCTAGGATGTCATCGGCCTTCGGGCTGTCAGCACCAATCATTGAAGCCAGGGCTCCTCCGATTGCCATCCCACCCGGAATGGGTAGGGCTGCACCCAGAATGGGTAGGCCGATCTTCGCGAAGCCTTCTAGAATAGCTTTGATATCCATATCAATCCTTGACGAGAGTCTTCAATGAATCAAGCAGCCGCTGGTTTTCACGAATGCTCGCACGATGCTGGATGTTCATGACCTCACGTTGTTTAATGAAGCCTTCGTTCATTTCAATCATCGAATGTGCGTAGTCAACATCCCGTTGCACCGATTCAATGATGCCAGTCAAACTTGTCGGGGCCATTACGCCTTCGGAGTCAGCAGCGAACGGATGTTGTTAGCCACGGCATTGGCAAAGGCCGTCTGAGCTTCGCTCTTGAGCTTCAAAGCTTCAGCCACAACGGCAGCTTCAGCGTGCTTAGCAGCCTCAACCACATGGGCTTCAGCAGCGGCTTCCAAA